AATTACCGCACCTTAGTGTGGTTACGCTGGAGGCGGGCCACCACTTTTGGGGCTAAAATGACAGACGCTTACAATATTGAGTTGAAAGATTTTACAATTAATTGGGAGTTTTTATATAGTCTTCGTAACGCTTCTCTTATGGCGACTGGTGAGTGGTTGGAATCTTGGGGTCCTACTAAAGAAGACTATATAAAATATGTGGGTCAAGAACACTATGATACATATGCAGAATATGTATATACTGACCCCGAGTATGCAACTACGTTATATAATTCAATAGAAGATCAAAAACAAAAAGAGATAGAAGCAGCGGAGTTTGTGAAGCAACAAGAAGCTTTGGTTAAAGCTGCTGAAGAGGAGGTAGCAAGAAAGCAGGAAGAAGCAAAAGCTGCTGCGGAAGAGGCTCAACGTGCATATGAAATCTCAGTAAGAGACGACTTATATAATAAAATAACATTAGCTTCTGATCAAGCTACATCAGATGTGGCCAACTACCTAAATTATACTTATTACAATCCTGCTGTAAGGGGAGTGTTTACTGGAACTCCAGATGTTGATACTCTTATTAGTAATAGATTAGCTGATTATATAACTGAATCAGAAATGTCTAAACTAACCGAATTAAGCGGCATATATGGATCTTTAGGGGATGTGAGACAGCTCGGTCAATCTGGATTTTTTGATCCGTTTACAGAAGAAAAATCATCTCTTTTAAATAATGTTAATTTAGAATCTGAACAAAGTACTTTCTTAGCAGCATAGGAGAATAAAATGGGTAAATCCGCTCCGGCCGCTCCACAAATAATCTATCCTGATTATAGCGATCCGTATGAAGAGCTATCGCCTACAATAACAAGTCTTCAACAGCAAATGTTAGAAATGCAACAATTGTTGTTAGAAGGTCCTGAAGTCCCAGAGCTTGAAGAAATAGAAGATGTGGAGGATATTGATTGGTCTGATGTTCAGGACCAGCTAACAGCAGAAGAGTTGGCTGCTCTTGAAGAAGAAAAGAAAAAGAAACAAGGCCAACAAGATTTGATTGTGTCAGACGACGATGAGGAAGAACCTGACCTACTGTTAGGATAAAATATGCGATACACTAAACAAGAATTACAATCTTTTCATATGCAGGCACTCCAAGAGCGTCAGGAATATGAAGCTTACTGGAAAGATTTATCTAAGTATTTACTTCCTGGACGTGGCATTTATCAGCTTTTTGCTAAGCCACAGAAGCGTGAGTTAGTACATCGTAAAGTTATAAATAATACCGGGAATGACGCGCTACAAGTATTTACTTCAGGATTTCATGGCGGGCTTACTGCTTCTTCGCGTCCATGGGTGAAGTTTAAATGGAAAGATCCTAAGCTTGATTCTATCTCCGCCCTTAAAATGTGGTTGGATAAAGTGTCAAAGCGTTTTCATAATTCTTTGTTACGGTCTAATTTTTATGAAACAATGCCTGTATACTATAATGAATTGGCTGGTTTTGGCACTGGTGCTCTGTATATGGGTGAGCTTTGGGATTACCCTTCTCCTTTTCATTTTGAAGTACTCACAGCAGGGGAGTATTGTTTTACTCTTGACTCTTTGGGGTTCCCTTCTATGTTTTTTAGGCAAATCTTTAAGCCTGCTAAAGATGTTGTAAAAGAATTTAAAAATGTAGATGAAACTACTAAGCGTCTTGCAGAGACTAATCCTAATGATTTTGTAACTGTTATTCAAGTAATTACTGCTGGTAAGACATGGGGCAAACAATACACTTCTTATTATTATCAACCAACAAACAATCCACAGACGAACGGAGAGTTTTTAAAGGTAAACGGATTTTATGAGTTTCCTGTTTTCCTGTCTCAATGGGAGCCTGTTGGGAATGACCCGTATGGCACAGGTCTTGGCATACGAGCACTTCCTGATCTTAAGAGCTTGCAAGAAATGGAAATGGCGTACAGAATGGGAGTGCATAGGGTTGTTAAGCCTCCTTTACAAGCGCCTCCTCGTTTAAAAGGGCATGTCAAAACTCTTCCTGACTATGTAATCTGGAATGCTAATCCTAATGAAAAGGTAGAAGAGTTTCTAAAAACTCAATTAGATTTAAATGCAGTAGGAAATTCTATTGAAAGAATTGAAACTAAATTAAGAAGGCTATTTTTTAATGATCTTTTTATCACAGCGTCACGTGATCCTAATGCTTCTCCGCTAAAAGCAGCGGAAGTGTACGAGAAAAAAGAAGAACGTCTTATTAGAATTGGTCCTTCTACTGAAAGGCTATTGAGTAGAACATTACAGCCTCTTGTACTTAGAGGTTTGCAAATACTAAAACGCCATGATATGCTCCCTGTAGTTCCTCCTGAATATATTAATATGGTAGGGGATTTAGAGCTTGAGTTTGTATCTCCTTTAGCTCAATCCCAAAAGTTAGTAGCAATGCAGTCTATTAATAATTTCTTAGGCTTCGCTGCTGGAATTGCTCAATTTGATCCTGCGGCCAAAGATAAAGTAAATACTGATAGGCTTATGGACGAGGGTGCTGATATTTTTGGTGTTCCAATGTCTATTATGAGTACTAAAGATGAACTCACTAAGGTAAGACAAGATCGTATGCAAATGGCTCAGAAGCAGCAGCAAAAAGAAGATGCTCTCCTGCAAGCTGAGCTTAAGAGTAAGATGCGTGAGTCTGACGCAGCAGTTACAAGAGATTATTCGGAAGCAGGAGTAAATACGGCGGAGGCTTTGGGAAATGTCACAGAACAACAAAGAGCAGCAATCTAAAGAACTATTAAGACAGGTAAGAACTACTTTCAGTACAGAGGACTCAAGAGTTATATTAGGTATGCTCTTTGATGAAACAGGAATTTTTACTGATCCTTTGGATGGTGAGTCGGATCAACATTTTTTAGGGAGGAGGTCAGTAGGTATAAAGTTATTAGGTTTGTGCAATGCTGCTGACTATGAAATTTACATTAAAACAATAAGAGGAGAGTGAAATGACAATCGAAGGAATTAGCGAAGAACTTGCAGAACAGGTAAAGGATTTTGATGATGTAAACGCGCTTGCTCAAGCATTTGTTGAAGTCAAAGGAAAGTCATGGCGTGATGATCTTGGAGATCTGTCAAACCATGAAAAAATAAAGGAAGCTAAATTAGCTGATATCGTTAAGGGTTTTGTTGAAGCGCCTCAGCCTCGTCAGATTCCTGAAAGCCCTGAGCAGTACAAACTACCTGAAACTTTTAAGATTGAGGGTTTTAGAAAATTTGCACATGAAGCAGGTTTTACCCAAGAGGATGTTGATAAGATACTTAAGTTTAATGCTGGTCACGTTGAAAAGTTGACTGAAGCAACTAAAGCAAAAAGAGCTGAAGCTCTTGATGGTCTTAAAAAAGAATGGGGAGATAGCTACGAAACTAATCAAAAATTAGCCACCCTTGCGGTAGGTTATTTTGATGACGACGAAAAATCTCTATCCTCTTTTTTAAAGAGCACTGGGGCAAGTAAAGAACCAGTAGTACTTAAGTTGTTCAACAAAATTGGTGAGTTTCTGAAAGAAGACGGTTACATTAAAACTGATGACCACACTACTAATCCGAAAGGAAAATCTTTAGCAGAGCGTCTTTATCCTAATCAGAAGTAACGTGCGGTAATTTACCGCACCTTTATAACAAATTATAGGAGGATTTACAAATGGCTTTCGAACCAGGACCGAGCGCAATCACTCACCCGACAATGGCTGATATTGTTCAAGCTACTGATCCTGATGGATCTATTGCTGCTGTCGCTGAACTCCTTAATCAGACAAACGAAATCCTTACGGATATGGTTTGGGTTGAGGGCAATCAGGCTACTGGCCATAAAACTACCATTCGTTCAGACTTGCCGAGTGCTACTTGGCGTAAGTTTAACTATGGTGTTTCTCCGAGCAAGTCTAAAAGGGTTCAGGTTACTGACTCTATTGGTATGCTGGAAACTTATGCTGAGATTGATAAGGATCTTGCAGACCTTAATGGCAATTCTGCTTCTTTTAGATTGTCTGAAGATCAGGCTTTTATTGAAGCTATGAACCAAGACATGGCGACTACTATTTTCTATGGTGACATCGCTGAGTACCCCGAACGTTTCCTTGGATTAGCCCCTCGTTATGATTCTTTAGGAGATGTTACTTCTCCTGACGCTAACAGTTATGCTGATCACATTATTGATGCGGGTGGGTCTACTTCAAGTGCCTCTTCTTCAATGTGGTTGGTTATATGGGGTCCGAACACTGTGCATGGTATCTATCCTAAGGGGTCTTTGCTTGGTCTTAAGACCCAGGATCTCGGAGAGCAGACTTTGTTCGATGACGATGGTGGACGTTTCCAGGGTTATCGTTCTCATTATCAGTGGAAAATGGGTATTACTGTTCGAGACTGGCGTTATGTAGTGCGTATTGCTAATATCGATACTACTAAAGATGAAGCTGGTGCTTCTGATGATGGTTTTATCCATGCCAAGTTCCTTATTAAAGCCATCAATGCTATCCCCATGCTTGGTATGGGTCGGCCAGTTTTTTATTGTAACCGCTCAGTTAAGACTATCATTGACATTCAGGCGCTGAATAAGATTAGCCCCTACAAGGTAGATAAAGATGTATTTGGTCGTCCGGTTACTACTTTTTGGGGTGTTCCGATTAAACAGTGTGACGCTCTGCTCAATACCGAAACGGATTTATCTTAATATAAATTAAACTGAAAGGTGCGGTAAAATACCGCACCTTAAAGGAGGATACAATGCTTTTTGATACTCTTATGATGGTTTTGGATGCAGTCGATCATGCTGGAACATTAAATGGTGAGGTTGATCTAAACGACGCCAAAGGCGCACAGACTCCTCTTACATTTGTACTGAAAGGTTCAGAAGATGCTGCCGGAGCAGTTGTTGCTGCTTCAACTGACATCACTCTTACAATCACAAGTCGTACTACTTCCGGCTCTGGCACTAACGCTATTGCTACTATTGTAGCAACAGCGGCAGAAGTTAACAATGGGGTGTATTTTACAATTCCTTCCCACTGTGCTCGGTACTGCTATATGGCAATCACTGGTACAATCTCAGCAGGTAAGTTTACTCTGGCTCAGGTTATGGGTTCTGACAAAAACTTCTACACCATTGCCTAAATTAAACTGAAAGGTGCGGTGTTTTACCGCACCTTTCATGGAGGAGACTATGCCTAAATTTATCTGTCTAAGAAGTTGTTTTATGGACCCGAATGGCTCAGGTAAAGCCAGATATTTTAAACGTGGAGAAATTAGAGTTTGGCCAAATGTACCTAAAGCTCATTGGGAATTGATTGATGACGCTCCTATTGATTTCGCCAAAGCTTCTAAAGATTTGCTCATGGCTTCAAGTAACTGGAAGCCTCAAGAAGCTATTAACTGGTTGCGTGAGACCTTTGGGGTCGAGGTTCCAGAGGGAATGGATACTGAACGTCTTGTTAATTATTTCATCAGCACCAGGGAAAAGCAATACGGTCTTGTACAAAATGTAGAGCCTCTAAGGGCTTCTACTGAAATTGGACGTGATCGTAGAGTTAAGCCAGACGAAGGTCAAAATACAGCCCAGGAGTAGTCTATGGGTACTATATCTGAAATCTACAATATAGCACTTTTAAGGGTGGCAGCTGAACCTCTTGTCGATCCTTCGGATGTATCAACCCCGAGGGGTCGGCAATGTAATACGGCTTTTACTTCTGCTCTACCCCACTTACTAACGACATATGACTGGACTTTTGCGAGACGGATTGCGGAACTCGCAGTAAACACCCATGAGTCAGAATCATACCTCTACACTTATACCATACCAACTGCATGTTTAAGACCAGTAAAGTTGGAAGGTGTGAGATCAAAAAATGTATGGGTTATAACTGAATATGGGATAGAAACAAACGTAAGTCCTGCTAAGTTACGTTATACTTTCAAACAAGAGAATCCAGGTAAGTATTCTCAGCATTTTATAGAGGCTCTTGGTCTTGATATAGCTAAGAGGATAGCACCTTCACAGTCTGGGATTAGTACTTCAGGATTAAAAGAAATTAAAGCCGAAGCTGCTTTTGCTTTGGCTATGGCCCAAGAAGAAGATGCTCTCAGGGGGTTTGATGGCAATCTTGATAGCTCAGACCCTATGCAAGAAACCTTCATAAACCCTGACTACGCTGATGATTCAGAATATATTGAACCTCCACCGTGGTTGAGGTATTGGTAAATGAAATTTTATAGTCAAAAAAGATCATTTACTTCCGGAGAAGTCTCTCCTCTTTTAAAATTAAGAGAAGATCTGAAGCGATATTCTGCTGGCTGTTTGGATCTGACTAATATGGTCCTAACAGCCCAAGGGCCAGCGACTCGTAGGCCTGGTACAATATTTATAAGCGATCTAACATATCATACATCAGAAGGTGGTATGGGCACTATAACTGCTTATAGGGCTGTGCCTTTTGTATTTGATAAAGATACAGCTTATGCTCTCTTCTTCGTTTCAGATGGTACTTATGATAAAATTTATTTTGGTTACACAAATCCGTCTACAGGTGCTAATGGCTTAATTGCTCATCCTACTCCTTCTTATACTGGTGAACCTTATAATATAACTATTAATGCTGGTTTTAATTTTGATTGTGCAAATTTTGATTATTCGCAGGAAAAAGATTATCTATACTTAGCATATAGTGCAAATGAAACTTTAACTCTTATTCGTGCAGGACATACGAGTTGGTCAGTAGCAGCAGCAGGTTTAACTTACCCAACAGCACCAACTACGTGGAGTTCTGGAAATGGATTTCCAGAGCGAGTTGCTTTTATAGAGCAGCGATTAGCATTAGCAGCTTCCGACGCAAGCCCTCAAACAATATGGTTGAGTGAAGCGGGTAATTATTTAAATTTCTTGCCTCCTGCGTCTTTAGTAGCTACATCCCCTTTAGCTTTAGTTTTGGCATCTGGCGAGCATAATAAATTACAATGGTTAGTGGGTGCCTCAAAGTTGTTTGCTGGTACTCTTGGGGATGAGTATGTTATTTCAGGTGGTGGTAATCCTATTGCCTATGATACTATATCTGCACGTCCCCAATCAAACCAAGGTGGTCTTCCAATAATTCCGATTAAGATTGATTCTAATATTATATATGTAGAGCATCTCGGCAGATCAGTTAATCGGATGGAATATGATTATCAAACAGATTCATTTTTATCGAGTAGTATAT